GTGAAAATTTTTAATTTATATCTAGGGAACCTTTGGGCGTCGGCGTACCCGCAGTGCTTCTGGGGCGCTGACAGAACCTATCAAACCTCGTCCACAATTCCCGTTATTTCGTCGTTTTCTCCGTCTTCCTCTGGGTCAATCTCAAATTCACCCGTTAGTTTCTGTTTATTCAATTCAAATTGCTTTTCAGCCAGCGTCAAGCGTCTGTCCTCCAACTCATAGGCTTTGATACTGTCCAGCTGCTTAATGATACGCCCATGCAGCTTGTTTAGTTCGGCTTCCACTTTCATTGCCCTGTCGAATGGGCTTGACTTGATAATGGATTTCATAGCCGTTTTGTATATCTCCTTGCCGCCCTCTGGGTCTGCTGCCTGCGTCTGCTCCATGCCGCAGTCTTCTTCCTCCCGGCGTTCCTCCATACTCTTTGGTACAATCATGTGTACTACCTTATCAGTGTAGAAGCCCCCGGCGTCTGCTGCTTCATACTGTTGCAGTAGGCTTTCCAGATAGGCTTTGCGTACATACAACGCCTGCAATTCATTCATCATTTGCGATAGTGCAGACGGCGTGCCCATGTTCTTTATTGCTTCTGCCTGCTCCGGGTCTATATCCTCATAGCCCGCCTGTGCAAAGGCACCATGCGTCACGGCGTTTTTATTCCCCTTTTTTGCTGGGGTTTTTCCTGCTGCATTTTTATTTCCCTTTTGCCCCCCTCTTTTTCTGGGCTTCTTTTTTAACGCTTCTTCCCAGCTGTCTTCTGACTTCCATTTCCTTATACGGCTTTCCGGCACACCTGCCAGCTTCGCCAGTTCTGCTGTTCCAATCTTGCCGTCTGCGTCCAGATAGCGTTGTAGCGACTTGTCCCGTTCTGGGTTGCGTGGTCTTCCCATGTCCTCACCTCTTTTCGTTTGTTTTCATTCTTCCGAACCCTCCCGGTTTACGGAAGTATAAAAAAATTATGGGCTTTGTAATTTCAAAAAATCGTCAAAGCCCACTATTGCCAACGTGCAAATATAACGGCGTAAAGCCTGCTTTACTGATATAAATTATATCAGCAAATCGCAGGCAATGGCGGGCAATGATTGCTTTATGCAACCTTATGAAATTGTGAAATAATCTGGTTCTTTCCGAACCTCTGTGAAAGCGTTTCAAGGGCATTATCTCTAATGTTCTTGCACTGCCGTTCACTGTATGCGTTCCGTTCCGCTACTCGCTCCCATTTGAGGTTGTGAATGTAAAAATCAAAAATAATGCGCTTTTCTTTCAGTTTCAACCTTGAAATCTCCTGTAACATCTGCGCTTTGAGGTTCTGCAACTGCTGCACCTTTTCTTCATACTCTCTGATTTCTCCGCTGACATAATCTGGAATGTTCAACGCCATATTTTCTGTTTGTCGTGATATATTATTTTTTCCCTTTGGAAGACCGTCGCACTGTATAGCGCCAATGGGGTTGTAGTATTGGTCCGTTAAATCAGTTATGATTTTTCTGTAAATGCTCACCTCCCCGTCTATGTCCTTGTAGTATTCCAACAATTCAATCACCTTGCTTTTTTCCATTGCCTGCGCCATTTGCTATTCCTCCATTTCTTGCCTTTCTGCCAGTCTTTCCCGGCTGTCAATCATGCACGTCAGTTTCGGTTTCCTCTGCTGCCTGCTGCCGTTCCTCATACTCCATGCATTTCATGTATCTTTCCGGCTTTCCGCAGCGTTCATAATATTTGCAGTCAACGCACACGTTTTCTTTCATTTGCGTTTCCTCCGTGATATGTACCCGGCACATTCTGGCTGCCCTCTCAATAGCTGCATAGAACACGCCCCGCCGCACTCATAAGCCTTTGAAATATGCTTTGTGCATTTTACGTTTGCACACTGATTGCGGCAGAACACGTGCATTTCGTCCGTGTCAACCATTATTACTGGTCTTTCCATTCGCTGTACCTCCGTTTCTCCTTACGAACTGGAAACACCACGCTTCATCGCGCATGGTCTTTATTACTCCGTCTTCGTCAATGTATACTGCGTCAATGAATTTCGGCTGTGGCGGGGTCCCGTCCTCTGCGGGTCCCCTGTCAAAATCAAGTATAATTTGCAGTACGTTGTATACTCTTTCATGGACTATCATTTTATAGTCCGTCATGTTTATTGGCACGTCCTCACCTCCTATTCATCAAATGCCGTGACATTGAAACCGATAATGCAGTAATCATCATCAAGCCCCGTCCAGTCTGCCCAGATATAAACAATCTCAACGTCAATCTTGCGTCCTGTCGCTTTTCCGTCCGTGAACTCTCCCAGTTCCAGTTCCTCACCGATTTTGAAGCCGTCTTTTTTCAGCAAAAGGAACGTCAGCTTGCCTGCGGTGATTTCAGCGTACTTCTGCGGCGTCAATCTAATGTCCCTCTGCTTCTGCTGACCGTCAGACGGTAACTGCTGCATTTTTTCTTCCTGTTGCTTCTCACGCAGCTTCTTTCTGGTTTCCCGGTCAATAGCTGCCTGTTCCTCGTTGTATCGTTCTTCGTCCGTCTTCTGGGCTTCTCTGCGGTTCTTATAAGCATTGCAGCTTGTCACGGTTGCTGTCTTGTCGTGGCAATCCTCATAATGTGTGCAGCTGTAACACAATGACGTTATCTGCTCCGGCTGCGGGTCCACATATTCTGGCTGCTGCCCGGCGGCTTCCTCTGCTCCCTCTGTTCCCTCTGCTCCCGTTTCCGTTTCTTCCTCCGGCTTCTGGTCTTCTTCGCCCTCTGCGGTCGTTGTTTCCTCTCCCGCTGCCTGCTGCTGGTCTTCAAACTGGTTCATGTCCATTTGTCCCGGTATCTGCTGCGCCGCTTCATAGTTCTTCTTTAACTGCTTAATATCTGCTATTGTCAGCACCTCATTTTCCCGGAACATTTCTGCCGCCTGCTGCTGATAGTCTGCCGGAAGCCCGGACGCTTCATAAATTACAGATACAACAATTCTGTTTGCCTTAAACTCTGCCATTAACTCTGGAATGAGGTTGTTATATATTGCCTTATATCTTCCAATCTGTGCAGGTGACGTTTCTATGATTTCAGCCAGCAAATCACGGGTTCTACCCGGAATACTCATGCTTTCTTTCAATTCCAGCACCAGTTTTTCTGTTTCCAATGCTTCTGTCATGCGTTCCCAGTCTGTCTTTTCACGGAAGCGGTTTGCCATAATCAGTGCCAGTCTGTCCAGAATAGCGTTTTTCTTTGGCTTGATTAAGATTGGAACACGTCTGAAACGCTCTTTTCCCTCGTCCACCAGCTGCATGACCGCAAGGCGTCTTCTGTGTCCTGCGATAATGCGGCGCTTGCCGTCTTCTTCTTCATCAGTGACCAGCAGCGGTTGTAATACTCCCAGAAGTTCTATGGACTGTTTCAAGTCCTGCACATCTTCCACGCTGTAAAAATTGCCTTTGGACGGTATAAGGTCGTAAATATCAGCGGTACTGCTCACGCCGTCTTCCGGCGTGGCAATCTCTGCTGTTTTCTCCTCCTTGTTTTCCTGCACTGCTGCTTCTCTGGAACGCTCATTTAATAATCTTGTCAGATTGAATTTCTGTGTTGTTCCTGCCATGCTTTTTCCCTCCTAACGTGTCCGAATTGGTCACATCTTCAACCACTCGTCCACCAATGCTTTATAGTCTACTGCTGCTCCGCAACGTGGTGAATACAGAATGATTGGCAATCTCTCAAACGTGCTGGGCTTCATTTTCGGTGTCTTTCTGATATGCGTATTGAAAACCGGGTATTCAAGTGTTTTCAGAAATTCTTCCCCCTGTGTGTCCGCTTCATTGGTTCTGTCGTACTGGGTGACAAAGCAACCGCAAAAGCGCAGCTGCGGGTTCAAATCCTCACGGGTGTTGTCAATCTGTTCTTTCAGCTCTGCCAACCCGTCAATCGCAAAATCATCAATAGTGATAGGCACCATGACGTCTTGTGAAGCCACCAGCGCATTGATTGTGGAAATGTTAATGTCCGGGGCGTTGTCAATAATGCAGTAGTCATATTCCTGCTGTAACCCGTCAAGAAACTTCACAAAGCGGGTCTGCTGCGGTCTGGACTGGTCCAGCATGACTTCCAAATTGGCTGTCAGCAGGTTCATGTTTGCTGTGATAATGTCCAAGCCGTCATAATCGGTGTGCTGGATAACTGCTGCCGGGTCAATGCCGCGCTGGGTCATAACCTCTGCGGTTCCCTTATGGTCGTAACTGTGGCGGTTCAAAATCTTGCTGGCGTTCCCCTGCTTGTCGTTGTCGATTAACAGGACTTTGCAGCCGTGTACTGCTGCCAGAATGTGTGCCATATTAACGCTGGAAATGGTCTTTGCCACTCCACCTTTTAAGTTAATGATTGATAATGTTTTCATGGGGTATTCCTCCTTGTATCTGGTATGTTTATAGTTTCTTTTCCCAGTAATGCACGGGACGGGACTTGAACCCGCACCCGGCAGCTTCGGGGGCTGCTGCGCTATCCATTGCGCCACCCGTGCTTTTTAAATCTCAAAATTATTTGTTGCTAATGCAAGGTTCAGCAACGCTTCTTCCTGTCCGCATATATTGTAATACTCGCTTATCAAGTTCATAGCGGTGTATACATAGCCTTTCTTTGTCAGTTCCTCTACCAACTTTTCAATGCAACACCAGCGGTTCCCGTCGCCTTTCTCTGCGCACATTTCCTGCAACTCTTTGAAAATTTCTCTTTTTCTTTCTCCCAGCTTTGTGATTTCTCTATTCCAGTTTGTGTATGCTTCTTTTAACTGCTTCTTTGTCATTGCTTATACCTCCGTTTTCTATGTTGTGTTGTTGTTCCTTTGACTGTCTTTATTATATACTTACGGAAGTATAAAAGCAATCGACATTTTACACAATCTTACGGAAGTATATTTGTGCATTTTGTATACTTCCGTAAGTATTTATTTTTATCTGCCACGGCGGTTCAGTTCGTCTGCCGTTTCTCTTACCGGGACTTTCACGTTTAATACTTCATATCTGCCGGACCCGTTCAATTCATATCTGAATACTGTTTTGCCGCTTTTCAGATAATGCGTTGTTGAAATGTCCGTGACCGTGTGTATTGATACCGTACCCGCCACAACTACTTCCATGCCCGCTGGCAGATAATATGCCGTTCTCACTCCTGCTGCGGTCTTTCCTACTCCGATTGCTACCGTGTCCCCAATCTCTAACGGGCACACCGCTTTAAATACTGCCGTTTCCATTCTCTTTTCCCTCCTGCTCATATTTCCTTCGGTTCTCCTGCTTTACAATCCAACCAACTTCCCTAACAACCACAAACACCAGATACAGCACGCCAAGTCCTACGCATACCGCAATGAATGTCAGAAGTGCTTTTGCTGTTTCAATCAAGAACGCTGCCATTTTCTTTGCCCTCCCTCATTCTCTGTTTTGCCCTCTCAATGACTGGGCGTAACTGGTTGACCTGTTTCAATGTCTTTGTCAGTCTGTTTCCCTGCTGCTGTTCTGCCTGCTGCCGCTCTATCTGGCGGCGTCTTATCAACTCTTTGCCGCTGTAATGCTTCTTACCCTTTGCCATGCCTTATTCCTCCGTAGCTAACACGTTTAAGATTTTCTCAACTGCTTTGTCCCAGAAGACATTTGCAAAATCTTCTACCGTGCATACTTCGTCACCGTCCCAGTCGCACACGCTGGCGTCGTCACACTGGCACAACTCGCAGCCGTTTTCCCTCAACGCTTCGTTTGCAATTTCTGTTACCGTTTCTTGTGTCCCGGCATAATCGCAGCCACGGTCTAAGAACTCCCGCAGACTCTCTATTGTTTTCTTTGAAATCTTCGCCATTGTCATTTCCTCCGTCAAAAGAATTTTCTGTGATACCTGCTGCCCTTGCTGGCTCTCTGCTTGCGGCGCTGTCGCTGTTTTCTCCGTTTCTGGTACTGTGCGTCCTCTGCCGCCGCCACCTGCTTTTTAACTGCTTCATGGTCTATGTTGTCCACTTCCTCTTGCAGGACTTCCAGCACCTCAACTTCACTGTCTTTGAAAGTGAATGTCATACCGGGGTCGTATTCCTCGTTTTTCCAGTCGCTCTGGAACTTCTCAAAATCTCCCTTATATCGGTTGTATGGGTGGTACTGCTCCGCTTCATAAATTCCCAGCATAACTTTTTCGTCGTCTTTATCGTCCCAGCTATAAAGGTGCCAGCTTTCGTGGTTGTCCCAGTTCCACTTTGACAGATACAACACCAGTCCGTCAAAATAGTTACCCTCACGCACCATGCTTTTCATCTGATTGCAGGTGAAGCCCTGCCCCTTTAATTCCTGTTTGATTTTCTCATACTCTCTGCCGCCAGTATGTAACCTTGCTTTTACGATTAACGGCAAATACTGGGGTAATTTGATTTTATCGTCTTTTTTCACCTTTGTTCTTCCTTTCCAGTCTGTCTGCTATCCGCAGTATGCTTTCCATTGACGTTCTAATGTTCGTGTCTGTGGCTTCCGTGATTTTCAGCACTGCTGCCACGTCCCGCAACTCCTGCGCCATTTCCTCTGTTTCCCCGGTCACAATGTCATATTTCTTCTGGCAGGCGGTGCAGACCTGCGAACCCTCCGGGATAATCTCGTTACATATCACGCAGCGTTCAACGTCGGTCATTCTTCCCAGCTTTCATACTTCTTGACACGCCTTGTCAAGTTCTGCACCTGCTCAACAAGGTTTGCTACCTCATGCGGTGAAAGTCCCGTCTGCTCATAGTCATACAGCTTCTTTGCTGCTTGATTGACGGTAACGTGCGGCTTCAATACGGCTTTCTTTCCGTTCTGGCTATATTCTGTCAGTGTCGTTCTTTTCTGCCGCTTCTGTGGCTTCTGTGGCTGTCTGAACGCCCCTGCACGCTTCATGGTGCTGTAATACGGTACCGTCTGTTTCAATGTCTTGTCCATGTAGCCCATTACAATTCCACCTTTCTTCCTGTCTGCTCCATAACTCCCAGATAACCCGCTATGGTGTCCATTGCGTCTTCCGCAGTCCAGCAGACTGCCGTTTCATATCCCTGCTGCCGCAGCTGGTCAAGCCACCAGTCCTGCTTGTCCGTGGTCTTGTTCTTCTGCCACTTCATTTCCACATACAGCCCGTGTTTTCCGTTTCTGGGTACTGGCAAGCATAAGTCCGGCACCCCAGCTTTCACGCCCTGCCGTTTGAGGTTGGCGGCTTCCAGTTGGTTTCTGCTGCCGCCGTTTGGGATATGGTGCAGCAGTGCCAGTTCTGGGAAGTCTTTTGCGTAGAACGTCGCCCAGTTTATAACTCTTTCCTGTTCTGTGGCTTCGCTGCGCTTTCTGTAATATCCTTTAGGCATTGCCCGTTCCTCCTTTCTGCTTTTCAAAATAGAACTGCACTGGCTTTTTGATTTCCTGCACAATCCCATATTTCTTCGCCAATCTGTATATAAACAGCTTTTCCAGTCTTTCTGGCAGCGTTTCCAGCTGCTTTCTGAAACTTTCAATGCTCATTGTTGACTTATAGAAATTGCACATTCTGCACGCTGGCATATAATTTTCAATGCTGTTCACCTGCTGCGCTTCCCCGGCGTTCAGTTCTGCTTCATGCAGGTACACCGCTTCTATGTGGTCCACCTGCATTTCCTTGTATGTAATTTCACAACCGCAATACCCGCAGTGCCCGTTCAAGCTGTCATACACCTGCTGCCGCACCGCCTTTGGAATTGCTTTTCTTTTTACTGCTGGCACCCGGCGTCACCTCCTGCCTGTTCTGGTGTGTCCGTTTCGGTCACGTCGTCAATATCAAAGCACTGGTCCCACAATTCTTGCAGGCTTGTTTTCTGCTTCCATGTGAACCCCAGCTTTGCTTCTGCGTCTACCCATTTCCGCATTGCTTCCGGGTGCCGCTTCATGTTCTCCATGACCTGTTCATTTTTCGCAAATATGCACATCATGCAGCTGCAACGGTCAATGTATTCATAGCACGGGTGCGGGTCCAGTCCCAGACGCTTTCCAAATTCAAACATCTTGCCTTTTTCGTAGTCCAGCACTGGGCGCAGCCAGTGACATTCAAACTTGCCCTTGCGCTCTGTTTTCAATGTCGTGCTGTGATACTCACATTCTGGCAGCTTTGCACGCCCTCTGCTTTCGTCCCGGCGTTCCCCAGATATGAACAAACACTTTTCACCCAGTATGTCCCGGTGCGTTCTTATCCAGTGGTCTGTCACCGCCGTTTTCAGATACGCCGTACACCAGCGGTTCTTGCTGTCCGGGAACTTCAACCGCTCATTCAAAAGCAGATATAAAAAGTCTTTCGGTGCTTTCAGCAATATTGGTTTCAATTCCAGAACCTTTGCAGTCTTGAAAAACAACGCTTCATTCACGCTGTATTCTGCGCCAGTGTCGCAGTACAGCAGGAATATTTTTTCCGGCGCAAAGTTCTGTGTTGCCCAGTAAATAGCGCCCGTGCTGTCAATCCCCGTGCTGTATGAAACAATAACGGAAGTATACCCGCACTGCTTTTCTGGCGGCACCAGTATTTTTGTTCTTGCCATGCCCTATACCTCCATTGCCACTTCTTCAAGTTTCTGTTTCATGGTTTCATACTGTATCTGCAAATCCTTTATGTTTTCACTGGTTCCACACCCGGCGCAATCCTCTGTGTGAGTATGTGGACAAACTGTGCATAGCTCCATTTCGTCTTGCAGGTTGTTTGCTATCACTCCCAGCGCAAAGGCAAGCCCCCAGCACTGTTTCAAGTCAATTTCCGTTATGTCCACCGTGCCGCCTGCTGCCCGGCTCACTTCTTCGTCTGTTATGCCGTAACGCTTTTTTAAGGTGTCATACATCAGCTGCGCTGTTGCCTGTTCCCCGCCCACGCCACGTTCCGCAAGGGCTTTTATCTTTATCAGCTTTGCAATGATTTTCTTTCTGTCTTCACTCAATCTTCTTCCACCTCCGGTTCTCCAATCAGTGCCCGTGGCGGTCTTCTCTTGTCAAGCACCTGTGAATACCACGCAGCCTTTTTCAACATTCGCTTTTCTTCGTCGGTTCTCTCCGGCGCAGGTCCGTTGTTCTCTTTGTAGCAACGGGCGGTCTTGTCCGGGTAAAGGTTGTTGCCGCTTCTGAAAGCTACCATGAACGCTTCCAGTTCCCGCTTCAATTCCGCTTTGTAGAAATTGAAAAGCAATGTGATTTCCGCTGCTTCAATCTCTGTGCAATCGCAGCCACGCTTCTTCCTGCGGCTGTATTTGCCCGCGTA